GTATGCTCTAGCTTGTGCGCGGATGTCCCTTAGGAGTTTTTTCTTGCGTCCTTGTATCCGGGTTGGATGGCCTCAGAAATCTTGTTGAGGATTTCGAGTTGAATGGAAAACGGCCACTCTTCCTCGATCTCTTCATACGTCAATTCATCAATCGTGCCGTTGTCAATCGGTACAAGCAGCTTCACGTATTCGACGATGCGATTCTCCATTTTCATGGAGGTCTGCACAAGCTCTTTAGTCGAGCGGCCATCAACGATCACGTCATCGTCGGTAAATTCGATGCCTTCAACTGGCACGTTGCGGTCAAATGCGGCAATGGCTTTTTGATAGCGCTCAGCAAACTTAGCCTGATCAATCGTTTCGCACTTGTTTGCAATTTCCTCAAGGTCTTTGGTTCTGGGCACGCGCACGCGCAGCGTTTGGCCCTGAAGCTCAAAAGTCTTGATGCGAATTTGATCGGAAACGCCAAAGGCGGCAGAGAGTTTCATGTCTTATCCTTGTGGTGGTCGAATGATCAGGCGATAAATCGCACTGTTCAAATCGATTGCGTATTTGACAGCCTCTTCAGGCGTCATCTTGTCTGCATGCATCTTTGCGATGTCATGCGCCAGCGTGATGGAGGTCATCCGCTGTTCAGAAAAGCCAAACCAGTTCTTGTCACCAGAACCGGATCGGCTTATCAAAAAGTTTAAGAGGTCATTCGTATTTTGTATTGTCGTTGTCATGTCTACTCTTCTTTTATAACCGGTTTTTCAACCGGGGCGTCTACCACAGGATGGAGCAGTGACAGAACGACATGCTCCACCGTTCCCGGCTTTGCTTTAGCCAAGGCCGCGGCGACCTCTTTGGGAGAGACTTCCGCAGCCCGGGCCAATGACCGAATGTCACCGTAGCTCGAGCTGATTTCTTCGATGACTTTGCTGATCATTAGTTGTTGCTCCAGCCGTATTGATTGCCGCGCGGATGCACGGTGAAGATGCACTTGGCTTCAGCACCCGGCTGCGCGTCAATTTGGAACTGGGAAACACGGCCATTAAAGGCGTATGCGACGGTATTGGAGCCGTCGTATGCAGCCACAACGAACGTGCGGTCCACGGTGCCGTTATAAGCGTCAGCACGCATCTGAAGCAGGCCGGCATCCGAAGGATTCCAAGCTGCCGTGATGGTCATGCTGGTGGGCGCTGCTTGGGTCGGGATCTTGTCAGACTGACGCGAGCCGGCCACAGCAAAGTTAGCCATGGCATCGTCTTGACCGAATGCAGGCACGGCCTCGACGTTCAATTGCTGACCAGCAGAGCCTGTGCCACCAGCCGCGGTGCCAACGATGGTCTGAACCTGAGAGGCCCACACCGAAAGGTTAGCCGTGGTAAGCGGCGTCGGCGTAGCCGCAGACTGGCACCACAGCGATGCCGAAAAACCGGGTAGGACTTTATTGGGCAGTGCCATGATTCACCTCAAACGTTGTTGGACCAGCCGTACTGGTTTCCGCGGGGATGAACGGTGAAGATAGCCTTGGCTTCCGCACCGGGTTGTGCGTCGATCTGGAATTGACTGACGCGGCCATTGAAAGCGTAGTACACGATGTTGGTGCCGTCAGAAGCGGCCACCACAAACGTGCGGTCGATGGTGCCGTTATAGGCATCAGCGCGCATTTGCAGGATGTTGGTGTCCGAAGGGTTCCAAGCCGCAGTGATCGTCATGGAGGTCGGCGCAGCCTGCGTCGGGATCTTGTCGGACTGGCGCGAACCAGCCACGGCAAAGTTCGCCATTGCATCATCCTGACCGAAGGCCGGGATAGCTTCGACGTTGAGTTGGTTACCAGACACTGCAATGGCCGCTACGTTAGCCAGCGTGCTGAGTTGCGTGACGGTCAGCGGAGTTGGCGTGGCGCTAGGTTGTGCGTACAGCGTGGCGCTAAAACCCGGTAGAACTTTGTTTGGCAGGGCCATTTCGATTCCTTTCAGTGAAGACGGTTGGTTGTCTTATGTTGGAATGTCTAAACGGCAGTCCAGAAAAATCTGCGCCATTTTTTCGGTGTTGTCGTATGAGTTGTACAGCCAGTAGACGTCAGCTTTGGATACGTTAAAGCCGAACGTTGGACCGCCAAACAACCCGTTATATCCATGCAAAGATTGTAGTATTTGATTGCTGATTGTGAAACCATCTTCGATCTGCTGCGTGAAGATGGAGATCTGAAATACTGGTCGATCAATGCCTTTGTTGTTCTGGTTCACGCCCGTGTACACCTCTTGGTGGACGTCGCGCAGAAACCAAGTGATGAACTTCGGCTGCGTGGAGAAGTTGCGGTTGAATGCCACATAGACCGGCACAGGCGTGACAATTTGACTCAGTTGGTACTGAATCGCCTTGCCGTACTGGACTACGTTGCTTTGTGCCATGTCAGACTGCCGTGACCGGATCGTTGCGATAGCACATGAACGTAATGCTCATGCGGTCGTTCGATTCACGGCAATCAGTGATTCGCCATTCGTGATTGCGCCACGTGAACGAATACAGGTCTTGCCGATCCACGATCTGCTTCATGTTGGGCGTGTAGTTCACCGTGAAGTTGACCAAGTCTTGGTACAGACGGTACTTCTCGCTGATTCTCAGGCTGTTAGCCACATCAGCTACACGCGCGCGCGTATCGAACCACTTCGTAATCGTGGTTGACTGCTCGCCAAAATCGGACTTGCCACAGCCCAGATTGTTGACAGCGATGTTCTCGAAACGCGCGATTGCCATGTCACATCACCAAAGGCTTGTATGGCCGCAAAAGCTGAGCAACGCCAAACGGGATCTCATGCATGATTGGCTCGGTTGTGTTCGAGCGATTGTTATAGAGATGCGTCAGGAGCAAAAGCCCAGCTTGCTTGATCACCGGATAAGCCGACAAAGGACTGGTCTGAACCGTGTACTCCGCGACCACCGGAGAGGTCATAAAAGTATTGATGGACGTGGGCAGATCTTGCAGGATGATCTTGTTGCCCGAGTTGTCGTACATGTAGCTGCTTGAAGCCAGCGGCACAAACACGGTCGGACTGTTGTCGTTCCAGTACCCAACCAAGTTGATCTGGACACCGTTGTTGCCGTTGTAGCAGTACGGTCCACTGGTCGTGCCCGGGCTGACTTCTGGAAGGTCCAGCGCCAGCGGCGTGCCGTAGATCGAGCTTGCGTTGTAGTACACGCGATACGACACAGGCGTAATCGGCAGACCTAGATAGTCCTCGATCGCCTGCCGCGTTGCCAGCTCAAGAGCGCTCAGGTACGTGTCTTGAGATTCGTCATTGAACAGGTTGAGCTGCTGAGTGATCTCCTCCAGCGTCAACCAAGGCGTGACATTGTCCCGGTTAATCTGCTCAAACTTGGCGTAATTAAACGGGTTGCGAGTGGGCGCGAGAAACGGCCCACCGTATGTCAGGTACGAATCCCCGCTCATGGCGACTCCTTAGACCTTGATGCGAACACCAGCAAAAGGATCGCGCACCGAGCTGACAACGCGCTTTTCAGCGTACATCGTCACAAAGCCCGGGAGGGTCTGTTCCATGAGTTGCAGGCTGAACTCTTCGTTGTCGCCGATGGTCAGGAACCGCGGCCAGTTAGCCAGATACACGGGATAGGAAGCCGACAGGTAAGGATTGGGCACCACGGGCCATCCGAAGATGTGCGTGATCGCGCCGCCGTCCTCATCACCGCTTTCCAACATGATCGGCAAGCCCTGAAGGTCAGTCTCCGAACGCAGCGTCTGAATTACGGCAGGGCTGATGTGCCAAGCGGTGCCGGGAAGCGACCAGTACTGAGAAGGCAGCTTAGAGGCCGCGGCATACAGGTCAGCGTACTTGACAGCCGTGGTGGCCGTCTGAGTAGCGATGGTGTGGATGCCGTTGGTGATGGCCGTGCCAGACGTGCCATAGGCCGATGCAGCGCCGTCCAGATACATGTTCAGGCCACGCAGGCCATTCGTTGCACCGGTCGTCGTGGTGGTCGAGCCAGCTTGGTCAGAGTTAATCGCCATGCTGGCGCCTTCGAGCTGAGCGAACTCAAGCATCAAGTCTTCAACCAACGCACCCTGAAGGTTGTTCACGTCAGACAAAACCGCAGAGCGGATCGGCAGACGGGCCGCAACCACACGCACCGGCAATTGCCAAATGGTCGTGTTGGTGTCAGGAGAGCCGCTGTCATTCTGGACCGTGTAGCCCCAAGGGTTGCCAGCTTGATTGGTTGCGTTACCGGTCTTGGCAACGAACTGCATGTCAGAACCGTTCACAGGCACAACACGCGCAGCTTGCCGGAAAGGATTGGCGTAACGAAGCGCAGCGAATGCGTCATCAAACAGAACTCGGCCACCGATGCCGCTACCAGAGCCGGTCAGTGCAGAAGCTTCGTTGAGGTTGACCTTCACCATGCGATGCTCGGTGATGGCCGTCTTCATTGCACTCAGCAGTGCTTCGGTTCTATTGTCCATTGGCGTGATCCTTTTCACGTTGCGCCCAGAATCTTTCCAAAGAAGCCTAATGGCCGCTTTGGAAAGAGGGGGCCGAAGCCCCCATCTTTATCAAGCACCCGTAGCGGTGGAACGATAACGCACACCAGCGAAGGGATCGCGAATCGACGTTGCCAGACGCTTTTCACCGAAGAAGGTGATGAAGCCGGGCAGGGTCTGGTCATAGCGACGCATCACCATGTTCAGACGGTCGATGATGGTGTGGTAGCGGCTCCAGTCAGCAAAGTACATGGGGTACTTTGCCGTGGTACCAGCAGATGCACCAGCAGCGATGGGAGCGTCAACATAAGAGTTGACCACCACGTCAAAGCCCAACAGCTTGCCGACGATACCGTCTTCAGCAGCAGGATGCATACGCTCGAACACCGGCGTGCCGTTGTCGTCCACCAGACCGCGAATAGCTGCCAACATGGTGTTGTTGATCATGAACTTCGCGTTGGGGGTCCAGTACTGCTGCGGCAGAGCGTAGACGAAGTTGACGATGTCTTGGAACGTCACGTTGTTAGCCGTGCCGAAACCGTTGGTGGTCAACTGGTCATACGTAGCCAGCGAGTGCAGGCCAGAGGTCGAGCCGGTGCCAGAAGAACCGAAAGCCGACACAGAGGTCGTGCCGCCGGTGTAGGTAGCGTTAGCGCCACCGTACTGGTCCAAACCGCGCAGGCCATCAGCACCACCAGTAGCCACCGAAGTGCCGGTGCCGGTCTGGTCGTTGTTCGTGATCATCGACAGGGCTTCGGCCTGAGCAAACTCGGCGAGCATGTCATCAACAACGTTGGCTTCCAAGCCATCAATGTCGTCCAGAGCCGCAGTGCGGATCGGGAACTGCACGTTGATGTCTTTCAGCACGATTTGCCAGATGGAGGTGTTTTCAGTCGTGCCTGCGCCGTTGTTCTGGATCGCATAACCCCACTGCGGACCAGCGTTGCCGGTCTTAACGCGGAACTGATACGAAGAACCATCGGTAGCCACGGTACGCGACACGCCGCGCAGCGGGTTACGCAGACGCAGAGCAACGAACAGCGGGTCATAGGCGGTGCGACCACCCTTGCCATCGCCACCAGCAGTCAGCGCAGAGGCTTCCGACAGGTACGCTTGGTACTGCGACTCGTCAGCGAA